GCGAGGTAGTTCGCGGTCATGTTCAGCGATTTGTTCTGGCGTAATCAAGTGCAGAAAACAGCATACTGTAATATGATGTATTTACCCTTAACATTGGTCGTAATACAATGTCGCTATCATTAACTCTAATCTATCCGGCATGAACTGCTCTTCTCTATAGTACTCTTGCCATTCTAATAGCTCGTTAATGGTCATGCTGTTCTCTAACTCAGCTACAGATTTATAGCCAAGGTGAGAACATAGTTTAAAGAGGAATTTCCTACTTGGTAGCACTTGGAGATACTTCTTGTACTATCTTAGTAATATCATCAATGTATAGACCACTTAGCCCGGCAATCTCTTCTACTGATAGATGAGGTTTTACCATCGCATAAGATACCATCTGCATAGTAGCTTCTTCTTCTTTTTCAGAGTTAGAAACATCAATCATTTCTTTGATAGTAAGATTCCGAATTGTAATTTCACCACCAAATGCCTTGATTTTTCTCTCGTTAACCGTTGCTTTTTCGAGTAGTTGTGCTTTAGTCATATTAGCCCTTACGCTGTTGGTGCTGTTACTGTAATGTCACCAGTTACTTTAATTGTAACAGAAAGTTTTACTACATCGTCTTTTGCACCACTTTCAGAGTATGAGGTTACAAAACCTTCAAATTTCTTAACCGTTCCAGTTACTCCACCAGTGTTTGAGTATTCAATTTCAAAGTGGAAAGGTGCATCACTTCCATAAGAATCTTCTAGCAATTTAATCCCTGCACCATCTACTGCATAAAAAGTCTCAACTGAAAGTGTACCACTATCTTTTAAGCCAAACTTATACGTTTTTGAAGTGTCGAGTAAACACGTTGTGTCAATCTCTGCACGTCCCGGAGTATCTAAGCTCCACGATTCTACACACCCAAATGATGTATATGTAGTGCCATCAATCGAAATCCTAAAGTCAGTTCCTTGTGTTACCAAGCCTGTAGCTGTAGCCATTTTTATATCCTTTTTATGGTTTTACCCATATCTTTAAATCTAACATTGTACGTCTGCCATAATCATCTGCCAAATCTCTCGACCCATATACTATAGGCTTTGCTACTTGTGGATGAATGCTGTTTATAGCGTCCGTGACATTGTTTTTCATTGTTAATAACTCAGAGTAACCATCGCAGTAAATATCTTCTTGAAATCGTTTCTCTTGCAGTTTAGATGCAATTTCGTCTAATCCATAAGCCTTAGTATCTGCTACCATCAAATAAACAACAAATGGGTTTTTTTGGTTTGGTGGTGGCTTTTATGGAAAAATCTCATATCCAGTTGTATCCAGTGCTTCATATAGAATCTGCTCAGCTGTCATTTAATAAGTCCTTTTCTAATAGCTTGTTCTACCCGTCTTTTAAGGTAGCTTTTAGCTCCATTTAATGCCATATCTGCACCGTTCTCGAATGCAGGTCGCATAAATGGTTCTGCTTGTGAGTGTCTAGTCCCAAATTCAACCATAGAAGCATAAAACGCTTTACCGTCTATGTTAATACCTACAGTGTAAACTGCATCGGTTGCCTTGTCCCCGTCTCGCTTTTTCTGTCTAACGCTTTTTTTCTTTGTGATAATTGCATTTTCAAGAGTGTTTTTACCACCTCTTTTAGGTACATATATCTTAGCTTGTTCTTCAATAGTTTTAGCCCCTGCCTTTACAGCAAGAGTTAAAATACCCTTTTGCATTTTTGGCTCAAGTTGCTTTAGATTTTTTAGAAGCTTATTCACTTCCATAATATCTATATTAGCACTAACCATAAAACTTCTCTTTGGCTAATATCTGAATATTGCTGTTACGTTCTGCATAATTCAAGATATAAACTATATCAAACTCCCGTCCATCGTACTTGATCTTGTCATCCGGAGTGAATACGGCTTCAGGGTTATATCTCATTTCAATCTTGTGAGAAACATCATTTTTTAAGCCTATTAAGAACTGTTCATTACCCGTAACTGGTTTAATCCCTGCTCTTGTATTTATAAGCACACCCCACGTTTCAACCGGTTCGCCAAACTCATTGTCTATATATGAGACTCTCATAATGTCAACAATTTTATTTAGGTTTCCTGCTCGTATCATAGCGATGCACCTTCTATTGAATCAAGTAAGAATACAGCACCCGTTGGTAATGCCTTAGCACTTCCCGTTACATCATTTTCACGGAATGCGTACCAGTTGCCAATCATCAACAATCTAGCTTGATTTATAGCGTTTAAGGTATGACCACCACATACAGCGTTAATTGCCGTTACGGTATCTGTACCCATGTTTGGACGTATAGGGTAAGGAATAGTTAAAACTCTCGCTGTGTTGTCATAACTAATGTTATAACTACCTAGAACGTCCTCACCCCATGTGATTATAAATGAACTACCATCGCTTATGTCTATCTCTATATATGAAGGCTTGAACGGTAAGGATAGCTTATAATAGCCATCCCCAGTGTTTGCAAGTTCTTCATTTGTAGATTCATACATAGTCTCTAGTATTTGGATGCCTAAATACCCTTCTACTGCTTCAAGACTCGCATCTATATGATGAGAGATCAAACTGTCATCGGTTGCAAAATCTACATAGAGGTGCTGTTTAGCTAGGGCAATATCTAGTGTGTCAATCGCTTGATTAATTATAGTCATGCCCTATCCTTTACGATGCTGTAATGATTTTTACAAATGCGTCATTAGCTGAAACAACTGCACCGTCTACTCTTGCAGTAGCGTAGAAGTTGACCATATCAGTACCCATATCTGTGTACTCATCTCTCGTAAACTTCACGTTTCTAACATCTCTAATCATGTAGTTCCTAGGGTTTCCAATTACACACGATGTTGATGCTGCCACAACCAATTCAAGATGGTAGTTTACTTTAACTTCATATCCTGAGATAGTCGTTTTAATTGGGTCTGCCGGTGTAGCTCCTGCTTGTGGCTGTAGCAATGGTCTGTCATCTGCATCCACTTCAAGGGTCAAGTCTTTCATAAGGTCATCACTTACATAGATGATTGCTCCTGCTCTTGATGAAGGCTGAAGTTTAAAGATTGCTTCAATAATATCAGATGAATGAACATTACCTGCTAGTTTTGAAGTATGAGACTTTGTTCCCGTTGTGTTAACGATTCCCGTTGGTTTACCCGTACCATCACCGTACATATAAGCATCTTCCATAGTTCTAGCTAGTCTAGTACCAAATGCTTGTGCTAAGTAGCTTTCAAGGTCAAAGAATGAATCTTCAATTAGTTCAGCAGATACCTGAATTCCAGTAGTTACTTTGTGAGCGTCTAAAGTGATTGAACTCGTTGCAAAATCTGCTTTAGTAATTGCACCTGCTTCTGCTGTCCATTGTCCAGAGTTAGCCGTGTCATTAATAACAGGGATTGAAAGCTGTCCGTTATCTTCTGTAGTAATGTGTCTACATGCAGGTGAGATAATACCGTACTCTTTAATAGTCTCTTGCAATTCTTTTAGGAATGCGTCAGGGATAACAGACCCGTTAGTTGAAATTAGTACAGCACGTTTTTCGAATGCCTTACCTGAGATTTTACCTCTCATGTACTCTTTGAATAAACCTCTAAGCTCTACTGCCTTATCCACGTTCTTAACCTCTTCAGGTTTTGTGTTTTCGATTGCAATCTGTCTGTACTCTTCAATCATATTGATTTTATTGTCAAGCCCTTTGATTTCTGCCTTTAGTGAAGTAACCAATGCGATTGATGCCTCATCTGGGTTTTCATCTCTTGTCTCAATAGTGTCTTTGATTTGCTCTCTCTTCTCAGTTCTTAACTGTCTTAATTCTGATAAATTCAGTGCCATTTTTAGTCCTTTTTAATGTCGTTGTAAATTTCAAGCAGTTCATTTTTGAATGCTACCCTCTGTGCTTTTTCTTCATTGTATTCAACCATGCAATCAGTACACTCTTTACGGAACTTCATACTTCTATTGTTTACTCTAGGCTCTTTATACGCTCCTATAGTAACAATACTAAG